GAAGAGGACTTCTCAGAATGGGGGCCAGCACTTAACCAGATGATTGAATATATCTTTAGGATGGTTGATGTATATAACCTATACAAATCAAGGCAGATTGCAAAGTATGAGACTACCACCCATATAGAGTTAGTATTTCCATTACAAGAGGATGAGGATGTAGAGAAGGGCATTGATATGCAGGAGGTAGTGGCAGAGGTCAGAAGCAGGTCAAGCTATATGAAGAAGTGGGGCGGAGATATTGACATTGATGCAGAGCTTGAACAGATTCAGAGAGAAAAGGCCATGCTTCAGGATTCATATACCCAGGATTTAAACCTTGATATTGGAGAAGGTACTGACCCATTGGAAGAGTAGGTGATAAGGCTTGAACGAATACGAGAGAATATCCAGACAGACCAGACAAAACGTTTCAAGGCTTACATTGTCCCAACAGAGGGATGTGTTGAGATTATATGATGATTCCATCAAGTCGCTATCTGAAAGGGCTAAAAAGGCAGGAGACAGGACCCTCAGTAAAAGGTGGCTGATGGACTACCAGAAGGAATTGACAAGGGTGAGGGCTGAACTTGCCAGAGAGTTGAACAAGAGTGTCAGAGGCTACACCACAAGGGCAGCACAAGAGGCCGCCAAGGGACAAGGCAAGCTATTGTCAATGATGTTTGAGAGAGCAGAGCTTGATGTTGGCGATCACTTCACAACTGCATTGTCACAGGTACAGAAAAATGTTGTGGCTGACATTGTTTCAGGTGGACTATACAAGGACAACAAGACCTTATCAAATAGGATATGGCAGGCAACAGGGGACAACAAGAAGGATATTGAGACAATCATAGCCCAGGGTATCACTGAAAAGAAATCCGCCACCAAACTGGCAGAGGACCTTGAGCAATTTGTTAAGCCGGCAGCGGAAAGGCCCTCTAATTGGGGTAAGGCTTACCCAATGCTTGCATATAAGAACATTGACTACAACGCAATGCGACTTGCAAGGACCAGCATCAACCATGCCTATCAGAATGCGACCATCCAATCATCCGGTATGAATCCATTTGTCGAAGGAATAGAGTGGCAGAGTGCTTTAATACATGGCAGGACTTGTCAGATTTGCATTGACAGGCATGGGGTGATATTTCCAAAAGATGATGTACCGCTTGACCACCCAAATGGACTTTGCTCAATGTTGCCTTATATACCTAAGTCACTGGATGAAGTGGCTGAGGAACTTAACAGCTGGATATATGGCGAAGAAAACCCAATGCTTGATACTTGGTACAAGGAGTATGGGAAAAACTTCAACGGTGTAAAAAACATTATGAAGGGTAATATAACTAAAGAGATAGCTGAAGAGGTTGTTGAAGAGGTTGTTGAAGAGGGACCAAGATACAAGTCAACAGATGAGGTATTCAAGAAAGTAACGTACACAGGAATAGAAGATGAATATGCCAAAGAAATAGACGCTAGATTCCTTGACTTGCAAAATAAGTACCCGATAAATGAGGGCAATATAACTATTAAGACAGCTAAAGCTAAAAACAAGTTTGGACACAGTAAAGGTCAGATAGTCACTAGGAAACGTGGCGGGAAAGATATGTTGTTCTATGAAGATGAGATAATCATAAGCAACGTACACCATGCAACCAAGGAAAGGTCATTAAATACTCATATTAGTAATTATAAGCGTAGGGGTTCGAAATTGCGTTCAGGTATATCTACCATAGACCATGAATATGCGCATGCCATAGACAATTATTATTTGCAATTAAAAAACAAATCCCTTAAAGATATGGCCGACACCTACAGAAAAGGTGTTGAATATTCTAAGTGGGATGGAAACACAGTCAATTTGGTGAATCAGTTCAATAGAGATATGTATATTAACCCAGATAAGATGTCAGAGAAGGTATATGCGACCATTAGGGATGAATTAAAAATCGACAACATTGAGATGTATAATAATATTAATTCAGAATTAGGAAGTTATGCAGCCAGTGATCGGTCAGAGTTTTTAGCAGAAGGCTTTGCTAATATGAGGTTATTAAAAGACGAGGAAAAAACTCCATTTATAAAGAAATTTGAAGAGGTATTCAATAGAGAATTTGATGAGGTGATTAGAAATGCAAAGCCTTGATGGTGAATTAACTCAAAAAGATTATGATAAAATACTAGCAAGAATCACAGAGTTGCAGTTGTTGGAAATAATGGGAGAAGATCATAAAGAAGAATTGGAGAGATTAAAAGCACAAATTGAGTATGAAGAGGAATAATTGTCATGAGGAGGTGGGCCTATGAAGAAAAAGAATCTTGTTAACGAAGCTGAAAAGATTATGGAGGCCGAGGACATAAGACAGGCTTTAAGCGACTTAAGGCAGTACTTGATGGAAGAGGTCGCCTTGACAGCAGAGGCCATGTATAAGAGCCTGTTAGATGCCTCTATGGATGAGGAAAGGGCCCACGATATAGTCAAGAATTATGTGATTGATATGTGCAGGCTTAGATGGCAACCTGGGGAGCCTGATTATTTCTATGATGACTATGTGGACTTTGAGGATGAAGATGACTTATAAAACTTAATACAGGAGGTGAACAGGTGAAATAGACTTATTCATACTTATTACATGACCACTCGAAAGGGTGGTTTTTTCATGCCCTGAATAAGGCTTTAAACTGTTCAAATACGTAGGTCATGACGATACATTGACAAATCACGTGAAGCGACCACGAATAAAAGCGTAGATATAGGAGGGAATTATGAATAGAGAATTTCTTAAAGGTTTAGGACTTGAGGATGAAGCCATTGAAAAGATAATGGCAGAGAACGGAAGAGACATTGAAAAGTTTAAAAGTGACGTAAAGGCCAAGGAAACAGAGCTTGCAAGCACAAAGAAGCAACTTGTTGATGCCAACAAGGAAATAGAATCCTTCAAGGAGATGGATGTTGAAGCCATCAAGAAGGCTGCTGATGATTACAAGACAAAGTATGAGCAGGCTGAGAAGGATGCACAGGCCCAAATTGAGGCCCTTAAGCTTGAGCATAGCATTGAGAGCGCACTGAGGGGAGCCAAGAACATAAAGGCTGCCAAGGCGTTACTTGACATGGAAAGCTTAAAGACAAGCAAGAACATTGACAAGGATATGGAGGCGGCTATCACAGCACTAAAAGAATCCGACCCATATCTGTTTGAGGAGACACCACCACCAGGAACAGGCGGAAGCTTGGGAGGTGGCCAAAGGAAGAATAGGCAGGCTATCACAAAGGAAGAGTTTAACAAAATGGGTTATACAGAAAGAAATAAGCTCTTCACAGAGAACCCTAACCTATACTACGAGTTAAAAGGATAATAAAGGAGAGATGAAAATGACAAAATCAATATTTTCAATGCCACTTAATCTACAGTTTCACGCAGCAGGAGAAACAAAACTGACAAACATGGTAAACCCTGAGGTTATGGCTGACATGATTTCAGCTGCTCTACCTGTAAAATTGAGATTTGCACCACTTGCAAATGTTGACACAACCCTTGTGGGACAGGCAGGAGACACAATTACCATTCCACAATTTAAGTACATCGGTGAAGCTGATGACCTTACTGAGGGAGTAGCAATGGGAACAGTTGTTCTTGAGACTACTACTGCAACTGCAACCATTAAAGAGGCAGGTAAAGCGGTAGAGATTACCGACAAGGCTGTAAACTCTGGGTATGGCGACCCAATCGGAGAGGCTAACACTCAAATAATCAAGTCCATAAATGACAAGGTAGACAGCGATTGTCTGGCTGCCCTTGGAGAGGCAACCCTTGAATATGACGGTAGCGCTGCTACTATTGGGTACGATCCAATCGTCAACGCTGTTGATAAATTCGAGGAAGAGGATGATGAGCCTAAGATACTGCTTATCCACCCACTTCAAAAGGGAACCCTAAGAAAAGACCAGGACTTCATCGACAACGTACCTAACGCATTTATGTCCGGAGTTATTGGCGAGATTGCAGGATGCCAGGTTGTGGCAGCTAGTAAAATCAAGAAGAACCCAGTATATACAATCACTGCTGACGTGGCTATTGACGCTGGAAAAACTTACTACACAGAAGCAGCGGGAGTATATACAGCGGTTGAAACTCCTGATGTTGGCGACATAGCGACTTACTACGAGGTAACAAGCCATGTTTATGACAACTTTGTTGTTAAGCCTGGTGCTCTTGCTATCTACCTGAAGGAAAGAGCAAATATCGAGGATGACAGAGACATCCTTAAGAGAACAACTGTTATAGCTGCATCTGAGTATTATGTAGCTGAATTGGCAGACGATAGCAAAGTTGTAAAACTTAAGACAAAAGCATAGACGGGGGATTCCCTCCGTCTTTTCTTTTATAGGAAAGAGGTGAATCAATGCTACTAAGGAGATACCACCAGAAACAAGAGGAAACAAAGAAACCACTTAAGGTTGAGGCTAAAATCAAGCCTGAGCCTGTTGAAGTGATAGAGGAAGTAGTTGAGCAGAAGGACCTTGAGCAATTCACCGTTCTTGAGCTTAAGGATATGGCAAAGGAAGAGGGTATTGAGGGTTACAGCTCAATGAGAAAGGCAGAGCTTATTGAAGCCTTAAGGGGTGAGTAGTATGGACTTGATGGATCTAAGAGACAAGCTTGATGAGGACAACTACCCATATTATACAGACCAATACCTCACTAGCAGGTTGGAAGGTGTTGTTGATGAGGACTCTTACAGGGCGCTCATAAGGGAGCTTCTCCTTAAAAAGGCGGACATCCCGGCTATAAAGCTTGGGGATGTGGAGATTCCTTCACCTAAAAACCATTTTATGACCCTTGCATTCCAGTATAGGCAGAGCATGACAGGAACGGTGGTGAGAGCTGATGGTAGGGAGTGATTACTACAAAAAATATATAAATGACATGATAGCCCATAATCCCACTGTTATCACCATGCAGCGCACAGAGGAACAGGACAATGGCTATGGTGGGACTGTATCGGTTGACCTTCCACCCTTTGACCTGTCTGTGATGATTTATAAGAAACGGTCAAACAGGGAAATCATTGACACTTCAGGGATGATTGTAGGTCATGCAGCAGGCGGAGTGTGGAAGCTGTTAGCCAGTGGAGATGCAGACATCAAGCGTGGAGATTCCTTCACAACTGATGGGACCAGCTTCAAGGTTGCTTTTGTCAATAACTTCTATGACATATGTAAGCAGGTTGAGTTGGAGGCTGTTTCATATGTTTAGGCATAACAAGACCAAGTCAACATTCTCAGCTGCTAAGACCTACATGAAGGCACAGGCGGCCCTTGGGTTGTTCGCAGACACAGCGGCTAAGAAGATGGAGGTTGATGCCAAGAGAAACGCGCCATGGACAGATAGGACATCCAATGCCAGAAACTCAATCCAGGGTAGCTTTGGATGGAAGAACAGAAAGCTTGTAATCACCCTATCGGGCAACATGGATTATTCTGTATGGCTTGAACTGGCCAATGATAAGAGATATGCGATACTCTACCCGACCATACAAAAGAATGCCCCTGAGGTGCTAAGGGCTTACAAGAAGGTGATTTGATATGTGGAAAACCGTATATGACAAATTAAAGGAACATAGCCTAAACCCTTACCCGCCTGGAATCCATACAGGGGAATGCACTACCAGGTATTGTGTGGTAATCGAGGGGAATCAGATTCCATCCGTTGGAAGCAACAGGACAGGCCAGAGGGTCCTTGATGTTATCGCTTATATACCAGCTAGCAATTACCCGGCTATGGAGGTCTACAAGAAGGAGATAAAGGCGGCCCTTAAGGAGATACAAGCCCTAAGGTGTACAGGGTTTGAGACTCCTATTATAGCGGAGGATGAGAAAAAGGCTTTTTCATCGTCCATCGAATACACGATATTAAAGAAATTGGAGGGATAAATTATGACAGTACCTAATGAATTTGCATTGGCAAATATTGCAAGAGTTGATATTGTAACAGAAGAGACAACACCTGTAACCTATACCCTGACCGATGTGGCAACAGAGGCTGATGTTGTGGCCTTTACATCCGCAGGACAGGAGCAGGAGCTAAGGGTTAAAAACGTAATCAAGGCACAGAACAACACAGAGGACATAGTAAAGGGCTATGATATAAGCTTGACACAAGCTACTTTCATACCTGAGATACTGGCCCTTGTTGATGGCGGTACATGGGATGAGGTAACTGAAAAGTATTCAGCCCCAGTAGTTGGAACACCAGTTGCAAGAACACCGTTTACAATGGATATCTACACTGAGCAGAAGGACGGGGACGGAGGTACGACCGGATACGTTAAATTCTCATATAAAAACTGCAAGGGTAGACCAGTGAACTATTCAGTGGTAGATGGAGGATTCTTCTCACCACAGATGCAGATCAGGAGCAGAAGCAAGTTTGGAGAATCTCCTGTTGAAGTTGCTATGCTTGAGGCACTACCTGTTTAATTACAGGTAGTTTGCCTATTAAATTAATGGGAGGGTTATATGAGCAATATAGCAGATAGATTTAAGGACATATCAACAGAAATTGACATCCCTGATTTTGACGGGATAGGCAACATCACCATAAAGGTACAAAGACCGCAGCTTACAAAGATGATGAGGGAGGGCAAGATTGACAATCCCCTTATGGCTATGGCAACACAGGCAGCCCTTGGAAAGGCAGCCAAGCCAAGTAAGGAAAACATGAGTGACACAGAAAAGGCAAAGGACCTTGCAAAGTGGATTGACTTCTATTGCACCATCTGCATGGTTGAGCCTGAGTTTGATGAGGTCAAGGACTACATGACAGATGACCAGTTATTGTCAATTTATACCTGGGCCCTTGCACCTATAGCCTCATTGCGTTCCTTTCGTCACAAAGAGAAAAATGGTACAGATAATAATGATGGCAAAGGAGTACAGAGAAAAACCAAGTAAGTTGATGGACATAGAGGACCCCTTCACAGCCTATTGTTTTGATGAGGTGTGTTATATGTATTATGGTACAGCGATTGATGACAAGGGAAGGCTTAAGTGGAATCTAATATCATGGGATGACAAGAAAAAGGGCAATAATGAGGATTTAATCAATTTTATTGTTAAGACCAACAGGAAATAAGGTATAATCCAATTAAAGGGGGTTATACATATGAAAAAGCTTGTACTTTTAACGTTTATGGTATTGGCATTGGTTCTTTCAGGTTGCAGCGCAGCCGAGGTTGATGAGCCAGTGGATGTTGCAGAGGCAGAGGATATATCAGAGGAAATCCCAGAGGAGCCTGAAGAGCTTGAGGAAGAAGAGGAAGAGATTCCCATCCATCCCGACCAGATTCCATGGGATATAAACATATTGGAACCTAACAGCATAGGGAGTGTATACATGGAGGCAACCTTCACCAACAATACTGACTACCCAATCACAAGATACCATATGAAGGTACACCTAAAGGACAAGAATGACACAACCTATTTAACAAGCCATGACACAGTGATGCCAGGGGAGACTTCACCAATCTTTGACAGTTTCGGACCGGAGACAATGGACCCCAATGACTATGAGGTTTTAACCCTTGCAGTAAGGGCTATACTGGATAATGGCGATGAACTTGACATTGAATATGACTTTAAGCTGGGACAGGCTTACTGGGACATATACGAGAAATAAAACTTAAAACAATTAAGACACCTATAAGGGTGTCTTTTTTAATGCCTAATTAAAGGTAGGTGAGAAAATGGCAATAGATGCAGGTAATGTTTATTCGGAATTGATACTTGATACCACTAAATTTTACACAGGCTTAAGCAATGCAGAAAACAAGGCCAACAAGTTTGGCGACAACATGATTAGCAAGGGCAAGAAGATGGAGAGTGTGGGCAAGGGTCTTACCATGGGATTGACTGTCCCTATTATTGGCATAGGTACAGCTGCAGCAACAACAGCCGCAGGCTTTGAGGCATCCATGTCTGAGGTGGCCGCCATATCAGGAGCCACAGGGGATGATTTAAAGAGCCTTGAGGATATAGCAAGGGAAATGGGTGCCACAACAAAGTTTAGTGCTTCTGAGAGTGCTGAGGCCCTTAAATTCATGTCAATGGCAGGTTGGACAGCTGAGCAATCAGTAGCAGGTCTACCGGGAGTATTGGCACTTGCAGCCGCATCCGGTGAGGACCTGGCAACTACTTCTGACATAGTCACCGATGCAATGACAGCCTTTGGGTTGCAGGCCGAGGAATCAGGGCATTTTGCCGATGTATTGGCGGCCGCTTCATCATCTGCTAATACAAATGTCGGAATCATGGGAGAAACCTTCAAATATGCCGCTCCAATAGCCGGAGCCTTGGGTTATTCAGTAGAGGACACAGCCCTTGCAATAGGTCAACTTGCCAACAGTGGAATCAAGGGTTCCCAGGCAGGTACAGCCTTAAGGACAATCTTCAACAAGATGACAGGGGATATATCCGTAGCAGGTGAGGCAATAGGCGAGGTTGACATCCAGACACAGAACGCTGATGGGTCCATGCGTGACTTCAGCGATGTTCTTGTTGATATGAGGTCTGTATGGGATGAACTATCCGAGGCAGAGCAGGCACAAAATGCAAAGCTTATATTTGGACAAGAAGCCATGAGTGGATTCCTGGCATTAATGGCAGGCAGTGATGCAGACTTTGACAAGCTACAGGGAAATATTGAGAACTCATCAGGCAAGGCCCAGGAAATGGCAGAGATTATGCAGGATAACCTTCAAGGTGAGATTACAAAGCTTAAGTCAGCCATGGAAGGACTGGCCATTGACTTTGGAAAGATACTGATCCCGGCACTGTCTGATGTTGTTGAGAAGATAAACGAGGGTGTCACCTGGTTCTCGAATCTCGATGAAGAGACAAAGGAAATGATTATTACTGCCGGTAAGTTTGCCGCAGCAATAGGCCCAGTGGTCCTTGTAACAGGCAAGCTATCAAGAGGCATAGGCTCAACTGTTAACCTTATAAGCAAACTATCAGGTGGAGCTGGACTTGCAACCAAGGCACTAGGAGCAGGTTCTACAGGCTTAGGTGGAGCAATGGCCGGAACCCTTGGCACTATACTTCCATGGGGGATAGCAATAGCAGGAGCAGGGGCAGCGGCTTATGGCCTATACAAGTACCTGAATGAGGATGTGGTTCCTGAGGTTGACATATTCGGGGAAACCGTATCTGAGAACACCAAAGAGGCTGTAGGAGGATTCCTGGACCTTGAGAAGGAAGGTACAGCTGCACTGATGGGCCTTAAGGGTAGCGGCGCCAGGGTAACAAGCGAAATGTCAACTGAAATCACCGGGAACATTGGCACAATGGCAGGCGAGGTCATAGGCAAGCTTGAGCAGCAGAAGATTGATGCAATAGCAGAGATACAGGAGATGTTTGACGAGACTACAGACATCTCAGAGGAAGAGAAAGAGGAAATGATAAGGATTGCCACCGAGAAGTATGACGAGTCCATAGCCAAGACACAAGAAGGTCATGACAGGATTACCGAGATATTCGAGCTGGCAGCCGAGGAAAATAGAAAAATCACTGACAAGGAATGGATTGAAATAACAGCCATAAGGGAGAACATGAAAGAGGATGGGATTAGACTTCTATCAGAGACACAGGAAGAAAGCGAAACAATCCTTGAAAACCTGAAGGCTAATTCAGAAAGATTAACTCTTGAAATGGCATCTGAGGTCATAAAAAACAGCATTAAACAAAAGGATGAATCCATCGCTGCAGCTGAAGAGGAATATAACAAGAGAATCCAATATGCTCAGACTCTAAAGGAAGAAGGGTCCGCTGAATCAATCGAACTTGCAAACAAGATCATCGAGGAAGCGGAAAGACAGAAGAAAGATGCAATATTTGAAGCTCAGAAGATGCATCAGGGAGTATTAGACGAAGTTAAGGCTCAGGGTGCAGATGTAATTGAGCAGATAGACCTTGATAATGGAGAGATAAAAACAAGATGGCAGACATTAACAGAGTGGTTCAACGAGAATCCTATTATCAGAAAAATAAAGACAATGGTTGAAGAAGTCAACGAAAGAAGTGGAGGGTCAACAGGAAACTTCTCTGTGGGCGATAGAACATGGGAGACAGTTGACAGAAGGGCACCCGCACAAAGGCCACTACTCAGAAACGCAATGGGAACTGATTTCTTCGAGGGTGGGAGAACATGGGTTGGTGAACATGGCCCAGAGATTGTTGAGCTTCCAAGAGGTAGTAGGATTCTAAACAATCAGGAATCAATGGGTCAGAGAGTAAACCATACCGGAGTAATAAGAGTTGAAGGATACAACCAGAAGGGTGAATTTGACCGAGTAGTTGAAATAGTCATGGATAATCTAAGGAGAGAGGTGAGGTCATAATGGATAGATTACTTGATAGTAACGATCAAGAACTTAGCCTTGCAATAGATGACCTCCTCAAAAACACAAAGGGGATAGTAATAACTAATCAATTACTAGATGGGAGCTATCACACCCAGGCAATAGGAGAACCCAATAATGAGATTAGTTTTAATTGCTTTTCAAATGCTGCACAAAGAAATCTTGTTCAGCTTGCTTGGTTTGAAGGGCAATTATTAAGGCTTGAATATGAGGGAGATTATTATCTGGGAAGAATCAAGGATGAACCCAGCTTTTCCATAGCCATTGACGATTTTAAGGATGAAAGAATCTATATGGCAAGGTTGACTTTATCAATCACTGAGGAGGGGTCTATATGAGGAATGTAGACCCTGTACTGTCTAATAAATTAAGCTCCCAATACCAAACAAAAGCAAATAACGCACAACCTAAGATGTCAGTGGCGATTGCAAGGGCAAGAAACACCGTCAGCGATAGTAGTTATTGGGTTGTGGAGACGATAAGAACAGGCTCAACCCTTGGCGATGTGTCGCTAGCACCACGCAGACAAAAGGTAACAGGAAGCCCTGACAGGATATATGAGATTCATGTCTATAATGGCGAGGTCAGAACATCCATCAGGGAATATCCTGACAAATTCAAAGATGGATTTCAACATCAGTTTAGCCTTGGAGCAGGCTCAAATGTTGCCATAGCCTTTGATGGTGAATGGGAGCGATATCGTAATCTATGGAGGCTTGTCACCCACGAAAAACCTTGGATATTTTGGGTTGATAGCTCAAAGACATTATGGGCACAATTATGGGATGATACAAGCACCTTGTGGGAGGTTGCCACAAACGTTGAGTATTGCAGGGCAATAAGGGCTTGGAAGAATCTCAACATGGCAGACCATGATCAGGGGGTTGTAGTTGGATATATTAAGACAGATGGCAAAGTCTATTACAGGAATTATTGCCAAAAGCAGGACTTATCATATGTATGGGAGACCGAAAGACAGGTGACAGAATTTACAGGTACAGCTGAAAGCCTGAACTTATTTATCACCAACGACTACCGAATGGGATTTGTTGTAGAGGATTCGCTTAACGATATATATTGGTATATCACAGACAGAAATTGGGCTGGAATGGCGATTGCAGCAGACACATTGACCGTTGCACCTGCTGAGTTAAGTGTTGATTTGATACCGATACAATACTATGACGGATACATGCCTGATGAAACCATATCGGTTGCACCTGCTGAATTAGGTGTAGATTTAAGGTGTGCATTAACTCACAATGATTTCCATGATATCTATAATGAGCCTATAACAGTATTGAATGAAGAGTTGGAAGAAGTCGAGGATTGGGGTAAGGTCTTAACATTTACCACAGACCATAGGCTTTATGATATTTCAGCGAGTTCATTTGAATTGATAGGGCAATACACAAGCTACTACCCAGACACAATAACAGAGATTGAATATAAAAAATATAGGTTGACCTTTGATGGCACTAACAACTTTAACAATGCAGGAAATACACCAATCCTTAGATACAATCAAGGGCAGACGGTTAATGGTGTAGGAGTTGCTTATGATGTGTTTGAGAAACAATTTGACGCTGTTAATCTAGTACCGACATCAATACCATTGCCGGAAGTAGAGGTGATTTATAATGAGTAAGGGTGAAGGAAGAAATATAGTAATAAAGTTTACTGATGATTTAGTTGGTGATGTATCTGATAACATTAACGCTTTTACAATCACAGGCAAGGAGTATCAATGGGTAGATGGGCCTGATAATAACGGACCTTTATTGGATAAGGAGTATGCTATTGATAAAGTTGAGAGATATGGGGTTGTGCCGATTTGGAAAGATGATTTTATAGATGGTGCAGGTAGTGGTACTATATATGAAATTGGAACGGGTCTACAGTTGGAGGTGGAGTAATGGCACAATACTTTATTGACTTTTCAAATGATGCAGTAGATACAACACCTCAAGGATTTACACCAAGATGGAATACTACAGACTGGCTAATAGTAGAAGATAGTAATGCTGTAGGTGGCAAGTGCTTGAAAAATAGTACCGGTACAAACAATCCGAAGCACTTAGGATATCATGTATTAGGTTCTATAGATGATGTTGAGGTTTTGTCTAAAGTAAGAAATACAAGCAATGGTGCAAGTCAAAACAGGCTTCACTTAAGGGCATCTACAACTTCTGTATCTTGTTATATTGCAGGATTATGGGCTAACGAAGTGCGGTTAGCAAAGTATGTAAACGGTAGTTTTACAACTATTTCATCATATTCATATTCAATGCAGGCAGGACAATGGTATTGGCTAAGATTTAGGGCTAATGGTAATAACCTATATGTAAAGATATGGAAAGATGGAGATGATGAGCCTGTTGGATGGGATACAACTGCAAGCGACAATTCTCACTCATCTGGTGAGGTTGGTATTGGTGGATGGGATATGTCAGGTGAGAGGTATTATGATGTGTTTTCTGTTGCTACAGATGGAGAAACCGCACCAATAACAGGCTCTAAAGATTATAAAACAAATGGTATATATCTAAGTGAAGTGATATTATATACAGGTCAAGCAAGAGCTAGATGGCTAGAAGATAAGCCAACAAACACAGATATAACTATTGAATACACCACAGGACAAACGCAAGGCGAGTGGATAGAAGTATCAAATGGAGATGTAATAACATCAGACACGAATCTATGGTTTAGAGTTACCCTTGAAACTACAGATACGAGTGTTACACCTACATTACAGGACTTGTGGATAGAGGAACCAGATGCACCACAAGACAAGATTAGGATAGTGATGGATGAGTTCAGCAGATTCCCAACAGTTGAGGGAGATTTGACAGTTGAGTATGACGCTTCACTTGGCAACCTTGCAGGGAGTGGTGGAGCAGTTGAAAGCTTTATTGAGACATTTACACCGACAGGGTTGGTGGCAGAGCCGAATCCGGGCATACATGAAACAATCACAGTAGCACCAGCAGAGTTGACGGTTGACTTCATTCCAATAGTTTATATCGACACATTCGCAGAAGAAACAGACTTGGTGACAGTAGCCCCGGCAGAATTGACAGTTGAACTACTGCATACAAGCGTAGTTAATCCATAATAAGGGAGTGATGTAATGCAGGCAAAAGCAAATTTAGGAATAAAGATACACAACAGGTTTGACTTTGACATTAAGGATGCAAGGACAGGGGAGACGATACAAAAGGCTCAGGCAGAAAACATTGTTCTTAATAGGATGTATGACAGGCTGTTAGCCTTTGGAAGTTATTTCGATAACATTGTCATAGGCAGTGGAACAGGAACATTAGACCCAGCAAGGACAACCCTGTTCAGTAGGATAGGTTACAAGAGTGCATCTCAAACAAGCCTTGTTAGAAGTTACCCAACAAGCACATGGACTAAAATGATAACGCTTGGAGTTGGTGATTTTAACGGAAACACCATACGAGAGATAGGAATCTCGGAAACTACAACTAACATAAATACCCACGCACTAATCACAGACAGCGAAGGGAATCCACTAGAGGTGGAAAAGACGGATTTAAAAATTATTGACATATATGCGACTGTGTTTGTCGAGGTTTACTCGGTAGACAGTGGTTGCTTCTTTTATGGTAATGGTCTAAGGGATTACCTTACAGGAGGAAGTGCTCCAAGTAACACACTACAGCTAAATGACCTATTGAGTCAAGAACCTGAAAGAATAGCAACCATAACAGGAACAAAAACGACCAACACGAGTGAAAAATCTGTGACCCTTAGTGGCCGATTCGGAGTTGATGATTTTAACAAAGATGTTAAGGCAATAGATGCTCCCGGATTAGGCCTTAGATGGAAAATACCTCGAACAGGAGTATATACAGGCACTGCAAAAACAAATGTAGAGTTAGGCACAGGCGATGGAACAAATGACACGTTCCATATACCCAATCAAGAAGTCACAAGCCTCACAGTAAGGGTAGATGGAGTAGTAACATCAGCATTTGAACACACGGTTGACGATAAGATTGTATTCGATACGCCTCCTGGGAATGGGCTTCTGGTTACGGCCGACTACACAACCAAATATATCCCAAAAGATATAAATCATGTACTAGATGTGACCATGAAAATCATCTTTGGCGGTAGTCAGCCATCACCAGTAGTACCAGATCCAGTAATACCAAATGACTTGCCAGGCCCTCAAACATTGAGTGGCGGGGATGAATCAGGCGGTTATTTTGGAGAGGTATCAGCCATAGACCTTATAAGTGGAGAAGACTTATGCAATGCGATTGGATTAACCGCAGGAACTCTTCAAGAGAGTGATGCAGGGTGGCTTAAATATTACAACAATGATGAAATTATATATATTGCGAAAAGAACATTCATACACACTATTTCATGGAATGACATCAATGCAGTGGGAGCGATTTTTGGCGATAAGAAAATTAAAGTTGGTAATCATGTTTTTGCTGTGAGGGCCTTAAGCTCAGGAGAATGGAACAAACTAATATACCCAGTGCATGTCAACTATGGAACGTGGGCAAGTTTTACAAACGCTGATTTAAGGGTTGCATCAGGTGATGGTCGTGCTACTTGGACGTCAACACCTAGTTCCGTTAACCGCGTCTACCGTGGTAGCGATTCCGTGGAGTACTCGTACTACGGCATTCCTTCGTATGCGCACCCTGGCTACGGGTTCCGCCCAGTCTTGGTATACCTCTACACTCTACCCTCTTAGGGCATGAGCGCAGGCGAATGCAATGACAAGGAGGACATATGAGTTATAACGACGACTTAATAATATACAACTAGGCAATGTGGTTAATTCCATAGGGTTATTAACACAGTGTGGGCTATGGGGGTGGGTGGTTCACACAAATCTCAAACAAGGAGATGATTGAATGGAAACGATAAAAATAAATTGTCCTGAATGTAATCACATTATGGAATACTGGACAATCAATAGTTATATATACTGTACCAAATGCAAGACCACTATTGAGGTTGAGCCTTGCAAGGAAGAGTTAATAGAAGAACAGCTAGAGGAAGAATTGACAGAGCCAGAAAATGAATAGCCTTATAATCCCACTCATTTTTATGCTTTTGTGGGTGGGATTGCTTTTGATAATGCTACTCCACAGGAGGTGACTGTATGGAATTACAATTTGAAACAACTGGTAAAATTGGAGAGGGTAATTTCCCCGACTTCTTGCAGTATTACAACACAGAAGGGCAATTATTATACTTGGATTCTGGAAGGCTATATGGATCAGCAACTGAAAGACTTGATGGAGTTTTTACAGGGGTGGATTGGCACAGTCCTCTTGATGTATCTCCTGATGATGGCATGAGTAAGTTGCAAGTTAAAACATTGCCAGGGTTTGGTGTGGTTGGAAGCTACAAGACACCTACAGCACAAAAGCTATTGATATACGAATTTCAATATGATATGAGTAAATATCTATTTGGTGGGAGTATCAAGCACAGCATAGACAACCCTATAAGCTCATTTACCCTAACCTTGGAAAATCCTATTGACGAGGAAACAGAAATCGAGGGGCCAGTGGTTATGAACGAAAAATCAACATTATTAAGCCCAGGTGCAAAGATAATTTTCAGATTTGGAATGGGTGACGATTATGAGGAATACGAGATGGGAACTTTCTATGTTGATAGGTCGAATTACTCGGTAAGAAGTAACACCGCATCAGTAGATGGAAGAAACCTTATAGGTAAGGCTTTGAAGGACCAGACATTGAACGAGAATAATGTCATCTCATACGACATAATAACAAACATCATAAACGGAATACTGGAAAAGGCAAATCTCGGAATCGACCAATACGAAGTAGAATATGATGCAACTTACAGGAGATTTAGATTTGATGCTAATAAGACGGTCTTGTCAGCCTTGGAAGAGATTTTCAGAACTATGGTAGATTGGAAAATGGAGGAAACTGTAGAGGGAGAGATTGTTGTAGGTAGTCCAAGCTATGGACTTTTCCCTACAAGAGGGATGTATAACTTCCAGAGAGACAAAGACATCTTTAGCAGGTCAATCACTATGGATGACCAGGGCAGTTATCGAAAGGTATGTGTCCATGATTCAGATTGGAACATCCAGATATATGAGGACGTGGCATCCTTTAGTGGGTGGAATCTACAATCCAATAAAACCCTATTCGTGCAGGTTGCGGAAGGTACAAGTTCAACAAATGCCCAGGCAATAGCAACAGAGCTTGCCAACAGACTAGAGAGTGTAGGAAAAGTGGAAACATTTACTGGACCATTCAGACCACAACTACTGGTGGGAGATGGAGCTACAATTATGGATTCAGAAGGCAACACTGAACTTGGATTAATCACAGAGATAACCCACAACTTTGGCAAGTCTGGATTCACAACCAACTTCACCGTTGATTCTGGCGGAAGATTGGGACGAGGCAGGTTGAGTGATTATATCCGCATGATAGACAATAAGCAAGAGGTAGGTTCCGTATACTATGAAGATATACCACAGGAGCCATAGGATGGGCATTAACTTATATCTTGAATTACTCCAAGAAATAGAGGAAAAAGACAGAGAAATTGAACGGAAGAGCCAGTTAATAAAAGAGCTTTTGGAGAGACAGCTCCATGAGTGTAACTACTGTTTACTGCAGGAGGTGAAGGATGGACACAAATCTACTAAAAGGGATGATGGGTTACGTTGACAAAGCCTTTACGGGGGCTAAGCCACTGGTAGGCGCTGCGCTTGGAGTGGTAGGATATGTTATGTTTCCAGATCGGGCCTATCTATTGGCATTTGTTGCAGTGATTGCAGCTGCCTTCCTGGATATCCTAACAAAGTATTACTGCATCATCACAAGATGCGGAGGGCTGAAGGAAGCCATAAGGCAACGCAACCTATTCTCAAAAGTCCTTTGGAAGGGCACAGAAAGAAAGATTGTGGCATATACAACAGTGGCCATACTGACAGGCCTCTCATACAGGGTGATATACCTGAAAGAGGCGGGAATCCTCCTGGGGACATTCGTGTATAGTGTAATGTTTATGCGAGAATTTCAATCAAACATAGAAAATCTTATTGAAGCCGGGGCAGATTTGCAGTGGCTTCTTTTATTTAGCAAGAAAAAAAATCAACAACTGATGAAGCAATACGAGGAAGATAAACCGCCTGAGGAGGTGGAAGATGACCATGAACAGTACGTATGAGATTACAGAAAAGCTACTGGATAAGAATATCTATTCCAGACCGGGATCCAAAATGAAAGGCAAGCGTGGAGTATGCATCCACTGGGTGGCCAATCCACTAAGCACAGCTACAGGCAATAGGAATTACTTCAACAATCTCAAAAACCAGGGGCCAGAGGTACACAAAAAGAGATATGCATCGAGCCATGAGATCATAGGCCTTGATGGTGAGGTTGTTGTATGTGTCCCTAAGGATGAGGTGGCATTCCATGCAGGTGCTAAGTCATATAGGGCAAAGGTCCACGAATTGTTATCAGGGAGTCCCAACAGATACCTTTATGGGATTGAAGTCTGTCACCCTGACTGGTATGGTAAGTTTTCACCAGTCACCTATAAGACAGTGATCCAGAGAGTGGCTCACCTATTGATAGAGTTTGGCCTTGCTCCATCCAAGGACACCCTATGGAGACACTACGATGTCACAGGCAAGGATTGTCCCAGGTACTATGTCAAAAATCCCAAGGCATGGGACCAGCTGATCAATGACATAACCTATGAGTATAACCAAAAGATGGAGGTGGAGCAGGTGAGTGAGTTGATAGATTGGCAGAAGGAAATGGGAGAGAAGAGTATTGAGTACCTTGAGAAAGAGGGCCTACTTAATAATCCGGAGAAGTGGAGTCAGACCCTTGGAGAGAATGTCCCTCAGTGGCTATTTTGGTCACTGCTAGAGCGAATGGATAGGAGGTTGAAATAATGGATGAATTTTTAATGGCAAATTGGGACAGCTTGTTGCTGGTAGCCCTGGTAGTGGCTGGTCTTATTGTTATGGCCAGGGCTGGGTACATCAAGCAGGTAAGGCAGATATTGTTCTACCTGGTCACCGAAGCAGAGGCACAGTTTGGAGGCGGTACTGGTCAACTCAAGTATGCAGCTGTAGCAACATGGCTATTTGAAAGACTGCCGGCTATAGCTAAACTGATTCTTACACCTAAGACGCTTGATGATCTGATAGAAGATGCAGTTGAGCAGCTGAAAAAATACCTAAGAGAAAATGAAGATGCAAGATTGCTTATAGATCCACCCAATCATATAATCGTGCAAGGTATAGAAGACATTGATGTTGAAGAAATTGCAGATAAATTGAAAACTCATATTGAGAGACAACCTAATAATATAGTTTAAACAAGAGGCCCTGGGATAACCCGGGGCTTTTTTTATTTGCAAAAAAAACTTTTAAAAAAGTGAAATAAAGGGTTGTATATCTATGGTATCTATGCTACAATAGAATTAAGAAAAGGGAAAGAAAAAGGAGGTAACAAGATGACTACTCAAAGAGTTAACATGGATCTGGATAAGGACTTGTGGAAACAAGTCGGGATAAGAGCGATAGAAGAAGGTATAAACAAGAAAGACCTAGTGGAGAAAGCGTTAACCAACTATCTAAAGGAGGAAGAAAAGATGAAAACTTACTACTCAGTTGTTATAGACACAAACCCAAGAGCAATGAACACAGAAGAGGTTGAGTATAAGGGAAACGATTTACAAGCTGCAATAAAAGCAGCAGAACATGAGTGGGACAGGATGAACAAGCAAGACAAAAGTCATCACATGGTAGAAGTAAGAGACATAATCCCAGTAGATTACGATGAAGATGGCGAAGTATTAAATTACGATTGGGATGTAGTATGGGAAAGAGCCTAAGGGCTCTTTTTTCTTGTCAACCGGACATATTTTGTCCGCCTATAAAAATGTGTAAAACAAGCCATTTTAGTGACCGCACAGGAGGCCCGTAGAGACGTTTAAATTAAAAAGAGGTACTATACTATGGCTAAAATAGGGGTGTAAAAATAAAAACGGACATTATATGTCCGGTAGTGGTTACAATAGCAAAATAGATGCTTACACACACCAATGGAAATGGATTGTTCTATCTAAGCATCAAAACACTACCATTGGCATAGGTTATTGATTCCACCTGGCCGTCAGAGATTTTAATCTCGTGTATAATCGTGTTCAAAAACTCCCTCATAACCTTCTTATCTACATTCTCAACTATCTTCTTGTAGTTGATTTTCTTTTTTGTCATAAACTCCTTGTTAATCATGTAGTAACTGGCAAGCTTTAGAAAATCATCATCAATTCTCTTGGGCTTGTCAATCTGTATGTCCTTCAATTCCTGCAACTTCTTTTCTATAGATGCCTTTTTCAAGAGGTAGTCCTTTTCACTCATTCCACTAAACAGGTAGAGATCGTTAAGCCTTGCAAGTGCCTTCCTGTATTTCTCCCTCTCTCCATCTATGAATCCATGCGTAACTGTCACCTTTTTACCGTCAATAGTATAGGTCAGTACATCATCAGCCTGTCTGGTTATTACCTTCTTGCCCTGGGCTATGTCAGCTATTGATTGAAAGATTACAGGAGCAATCCGCCTCTCTACAAAAACATAAGGTGAGGCGTGGCACTCAACCCCCAGTGACCGAGAATGGCACCTATACTTTGTGGGCGATGTTCCGTCCTTTCTCTTTGGTCCAAGGTGAGCAGACATAATCCTCCCACAGCTTGAGCATCTTAATAGCCCACTAAAGAGATGAATCTCCCCACGTCTGAATCTGGATGTGTCCCTGCTGTTGTGATTCATAATCTGGTTGCATCTCTCCCACTGATCCACAGATATGATTGCCTCGTGATTATCCTCAACAAGAATCCACTCATCCTCATTTTTCCTGTATGTATTGTCACCATCTCGATAGTTGTAACGGAAAGTGCCTTTGTAAAATGGATTCCTTATAATCTTTATAAGTGTACGGTCAGAAAAATCATTCCCTTGCCTTGTCTTAACACCCAGGCGGGTTAATTCGTGCATCACTGTGTTGGTTGATTGGTGTTTCTCATATAGGTCATAGATTAATTGTATCGTGTGGGCCTCTGATGGCTCGATAGAGGGGAAAGAACCCTTGTTCGATATCTTATATCCCATTGGCACAACTCCACCGTTAAAAAGGCCCTTAGAGGCTCGTGATACCATTGTTGATAGTACCCTCTCAGCTGTCAACTTCCTTTCAAGTTCAGCGAACACAAGTGTAATGTTAAGCATTGCCTCGCCCATGGCGGTTGAGGTGTCAAACTGTTCATTTTTAGATACAAATATTATATTAAACTTCTTTAACTCCTGATACATTCCAGCAAAATCAAGAAGATTCCTGCTTATCCTGTCTATCTTCCAGACTAGAAGATGGGAAAACTCACCCTGTCTAATCCTGTCCATCATACGCTGATATGCCGGCCTGTCAGTGTCCTTTCCCGAGTATCCAGCATCCTCGAAAATCTCATAATCCTCTATGTTAAGGGCATACTTGCAATAGTTGATCAGGTCTGTCCTTTGCATTGGCAATGAATCCTTGTCTATCTGCATTGTAGTTGATACTCTCAAATATAAAGCTGCTTTCACTTATCCAACCTCCTGAAATGGTGACATTCAACTGTCATTTTATATTAATATATTTTTACTATCATGTTATCCTTGACTTGTGCCTTAAATTATCAGATAATAAATACAAAAGAACACTCGTTCGGACAAGGGGGAGAATATGGAAAACTTATCACGCTTAGTTAAGAGCCTATCCACTGAGGACAGGGCAATGCTTGAAAATCATTTATCCAACCTGACACCTGAGGAAGAGAGACAAACTTACAACAAAATCAAAGAATACATAAAAAACCGACTAACTTAATGGCTAGTCGGTTTTCTTATATAACTTGTCCATTTCCAGAGCCATAATCATGAGCTTTATGATTTCATCCCTGGACTTGTCCTTGATGTCATAGCCTTCACTTTCCAAATCATTGACCAAATCATTTATGTATTGATCCGTCACTTTGTAGTATGGCTCCCTGGTGTCTGTCTCGCCAGTTATATAACTTACAGACACATCAAAATATTCAGCTAGAGCTTTAACCATTGGGAGGTCAGGTTCATGTATCCCTCTTTCATATTTTGATATGGTGGGTTGAGTTGTACCGATCACTGCTGCAAGCTCAACCATTGTAATGTCTTTTTCCCTCCTAAGCATCCTTAATCTCTTACCAAAACTGGTCATCATCAACACCTCTTCATATATATACCCTACACTGAATTATACAATAAAATATATTTTTATAGAATACTTTATTCGCAAAAGAAATATTTTAAAAAAATGCTTGACTATATTATTCGTATAGTATATTATATAAGTAACGAATAAATAATTGAATTTAAGGAGGTGACAAAATGGGAGAAAACAGAAAGCTCAAGGGTGCAAGAGTTGAAAAAGGTTATAGCCAGGAGAGGCTTGCCGAAGCAATAGGGATGCCCCTTGTAACCTACAAGACAAAAGAAAATGGAATATCAGTTTTCACAGAGGTAGAGATAAAAAAGATATGTGATGTACTTGAAAAGAATGTCACCGATATTTTTTTTACTCAATGATATTCGATACGAATAAAAGGAGGTAATGCCAATGGAACAATACCTGAAAGAAAACGGAATAACAACACTGGAAGAACTCAAGCAAGCAATAGAAGAAATGGAGAAAATCAATCTGGCACTGTTCAAGGGGGAGCCAATATGAAATGGGTTGCAGTTAGCATCTTAACGATCAAAACAATCAAAGAAGCAATCAAAAGCAATAGCAATTATGATGGATTTCTATTTATGGCTTATCCAACGGTCATAATGTGGGCCATGATACTAGGAGGGATAGAGTGAAAGAAACCAGAGCATTCATAAGAGAGTTACTGATTATCATAAACAGAAATGTCGGCCCTTTACCGCATGATGTCCAGGAACTTTACTACAAAGCTGATGAAGAACTAAAAAAGGTTGAAGAACTCAAGGAGGAATTAAATGAAATTTCTAAATATCAAAAAGAAAGAGACAGGCATTTATTTGGAGAAGATGACAAGGACGAGCCTTGTAGATGGGATGGACTTGATTAGTGGCAAGCGACTAGAAAAGTACATCATAAAAATGATATTAGGAGGAGGGCGATCACTTATATGACTACCAAAGAAACCAGACGAGAATCATATGAAAAAGTCAAACCAGAGACACCAAACAGGAGGGCCTTGATACTAGAGATACTTGAAAAAGGCCCTAAGACAGCCCACGAGATAGTAGAAAGCCTGTTAAACAGAAAAGTGATACCTTACTATGACCGCAATTTTGTAAGCCCTAGATTGACCGAATTAAAGGACATGGAGCTTGTAGAGGTAGTCGGTACAAAGTATGAGACACGCACAGAAAGAAAGGTTGCATTGTGGCAGTTGAAGGAGGAAACCGAATGATTGAACTTAAAAGAAGAATCATCAACAAGGACAAGGATTTATTAC